TCTTAATTGCTCTTGATATGCAGCTTCAGCCGAAGCATCTTGAGCTGCACCTACATCCATACCGATAAGTTGTTGCTTAATGTTTTCTTTCGACTGAGCTTTCATCTTTTGAACATTGAAAAGATCTTGACCCATTTTCTGTCGAGTTTTTTCAGCTGAGGCCGCAGCTTGAGCTCCTGCTCTTCCTACACCAGCAGCTAATGCACGAGTATCTCCTTCTTGTAGAGCCTCTACCTGCTGTTTATTTGCCGCCAGCGTAGTTTCAAAGGCCGCTTCATAAGCATCGGTAGGAATAGTTAAAGTCGCAAACTCATCTACTTCAGCTCTTTTACGAGCGTCCGCCATAAGTCTTGCTGCATCTTTGTTTGCTTTTTCCTGAGCTTTTTTTGCTTTAGCAGCATCAGAAAAAGATTTAGCTGTGCTTGCTACTCCTGCCGCTATACCAACGACTGCTGCTGTGGTTACTGCCATATCAAATTTGTTTTATTAATTCGTGACTGTACGAGCTACCTTCAACGAATCCTTGTTTTTTATACACATTAATAAGTGGTTTATTTTTAATCAATGCGTATATATATTTTTTATCAAGCTCTTTTGCTTCCTCACTTATTCTTTTAATGAGCAAAGATAAAGCTTCTTTTCTATTGTTTCTGTCCTTGTATTTTATGTTGGAGATTATCCAATCACACCACACTGCTTTAGAGTTGGTTTCATACATAAACCCCGCACATACAGGGGTTTCCCCATCATAAACAATGAACCCACCATTTCCGTTTTCTGGTAAAAAATCTCGTGATGGCGGTGTCCACCTCCAATCAAACCACCACTGTCTAAGTGTTTTATCGTAATCTTCTGCGATTAATGGTCTGACATACAATTTCATTATCGCAAAGATAATAAATTCTATGGAAAACTTTTCATGACATTGCTGTTAACAGCAAAAAGCTCAACAGGCTCTACATTACTATTAGATAGTGTGAAGTGCATAAAGTATCCTCTCGCTCCTGTAGATTCAGCAATCGGGTCTTTTACAGCGTAAATAAAAGCGCCAGGACCAGGGGGTGAAAATATCTGAGCAGGCGTAATACCTGTTGCAGTAGCGTCTACGGTAATGTTGTATTGCACTACTGGAAAAGGGGTACCAGCTGTAGCCGCTGGTATAGTAACAGATCCCAAGGCTGTTATAGGACCAATCTCTGTTTGAACTCCAGCAATAACACCATAAGCAATATCACCAATCGCAACAGAATCTGAGATGCCAGGGTTTTGAGCTGTGGCACTACCAAAGGTAATTACAATGGCTCCAACAACTCCAGCAGCAGCGGTAGCCTCACCAACACCCTGAACACTTCTGTGTTTTAAGTTTACAGTTCCAGCATTCTCTCTTAGAAAAGCAAACCACTCACCCTCCTTCTGTCTCCACGAACTAATGGCTGGCATAGATCCAGTGCTTAAATCCGTAAAAAGTTCAGTGCAAGTCCAAACATCGTTACTCTCATAGGACATCGTCTTAAATAACTTAATAGACGATGGATCCATATTAAATACAGTTGTTATTGTTGAAGGGTACTGTACACCATAGTATTCATTTCTGTTTGGATTTACATTGTGTCTGTATATATCACCAGCTTTAAAGGTATAAAAATATTGATTCATACCTATCATATAGTCAGGTAGGTAGTCGTAAAAAGATGGCCATCCTTTTACGTCTCCTGCGTATGTTATAGTTTCTGCGTTAGCCATATTAGCATGCTGTTAGACTTATTATTACTCCGTCCGCTATTTCTGCACAATAGGGTACGTTATTAACCTCAACACCCCATAGACCGTCTGCTACTGGATTCGATCCATTGGGATCGGTAAATATCCAATCATGTACAGCTGGCGCACCAGGAGCTCCTGCAACAGGAGCGGTGTAGTATGTAGTATCAAAAGCGGCAGCGCAAACTTGAACACAAGAAGAGTGCGAAGTAGATGTTGCTGCCACCCCAGTTAACTCTGCTGGACAACCTACTGTTATAGAAAAGTCAGCGTTAGCGCAAGTCACTAAGGCTTGAATGTCTATGGTAGAAGGAGAAGCGTTAGGTTTTGGTATAACCATATAAGAAACGCTTGGCTCTGTAAGAGTAAGGTCAACACCTCCAGATGCTTGATCTGTAATAGGGCCTAAAGTAACAGCCGCTCCTACCGCATATTCATTAAGAACTCCATCCCAAGTGTATACGTTACCAGCAAGTGTTTGTCCGTTACTACCTAAAGCATTTGTTAAAGGTAAAGCACTACAGTCTCCAGTAGGAGGGTTTTCTATACCAATAACACCCTCTAAGTAACCGTAAGTTGGGTTGCTATACTCTGACGCAGAAACACCATCGTATGTCCAAGTAAATCCTACATTTGAACCAAAAGTATTTACCTCAACAATAATGGCACCAGTGGTATTGCCAACATCAATGGTATGATTGTACTGACCAGGTCCTTCTGGGTTTTGATAAGTGGGTCCTACCGTAGTGCCACAGCTTGTTGTACAAGTCACACAGTTTTGTATAGGTCCTAATAAACCGTCAGCACCAGTAACTTGTCTTACTATACCGCCTATAGAATACCACCCAGCGGGGGCTGGGATAGTAATACTTGCATCTGTGTAAAGATATGAAGAGGTAGCAAAAGATGCTCCATCAAAATAATATGTTCCTACTACTGCCATAATTTAACAAGTTCCTGAGTTAATTACAATTCCATAAGCGTCAACTTGTATCCAGTTTTTAGGATTGGTTGATGCAGGTTGAGTTATATCAACCACGTAATATCCTTGAGCCAATGGTTGAGAAGTATCACATGTAATACCAGTGAAGCAAGCGTCCCCAATCACAGGGATATTACCATTGCCTTGGAATGAGTTTTGTGCGGCTCCAGGTGAGTTTGTATCCGTATTACAAGCTATTGATTGACTTACTGAAACAGGGCCAAAAAATGCTGTATTACAATCTATAGAACATCCACAACACGCATCGTCAGCACTAACATCTGAGTAGCATATTTCATTGCTAACAACATTCCTTAAGTCGTAAACAAGATAAAGAAAATCATCGCCTGGAGCTATACCAATACCTGGTATAGTAACCTGGAAGTTATCTCCAGAGGTATTTAAGTATGGTAAAGCCACTGTTGTCGCTTGAGAAAGAATGTTTGCTATATCAGGAGCTGCACTGCTGTAAAAGTTAGGAGATGAAAGGTATTTAAACTTATTGTTGGTTGGATTGAATACAAATGTGTCTGTGTTTGTTTTAGATATAGACATTGTTAAATCTACACCATTGTATGGTATCAATCCTGTTCCAGCATTTCCGTTAGATGATTGATACGCTGACGGATTAACAAAACCTAACTCTGTTTGTTGACTAAACGATGGGCTGTTGTAAACACCATTAGTCCAGTTATAACCAAATGTAGTAAATTGACCAGCGGTATCATCTCCATTAATAACTATCTTAACTACTGTCAATTCGTTTAATTCAGGACAAACTCCTTGTAATTCATAAGTAGCTGTTTCAGATACTGGTGTAATAACAACAGTAGCTGTGGTAGGAGCTGGTAAACCTTTGTTTATGGTAAGAGTGCCTGTGCTGGTTGCAGGAGTAGTCGTTACCGATTGTGTAGTACCGTTCCAAGTAAAGTCTATCGTTACCTCACCAGCTGTAACAGTATAATCAAGAGCTATATCACCTAAGCCACTACCAAAGTCTATATCATAAGTAAATGACTGAGAAGCATCTGCTTGCTCAACCGCTATACCGCACTCATAAAGAATTGTAGATGAAACATTCTCTCTGTTATTGGTACACAGTACATACTCATTCATGTACGGATCGTATCCTCCAAGCTTTTGAGTTTCTAACTGGTCTAAAAACTGATCTCTAAAAAACGATCTCATACCATACTCAGATATAACTTGAAGCTGATCGCTATTAGCACTCGCTCCTTGAAGCTGTAACACCGCTCCCCTTTTAACATCTGTAAAGAACATAGAGCTACCCCAAGAAACAAAACTCTCAGGATTAAAACTTATACCATATTCCTCAATCCTTGCTATTTGAGTTCCTAAAACTTCAGGAACAGATGCGATAGCGCCACCACCTGTGGAGTCTGTTATAACATTCTTACCAGAAAGTACGTAAGATATTCTATCCTCTTGTAGGACAAGTATATCTGTTTCACGAGAATAAAGCTTCATGATTGGTCCAAACGAAGACTCTAAGTCTTTATAATTAACAAGACCAAGATTAAACTCATTCAAATTATTTACGTTTGCTCCTGGCTGTATAACACCACTATACGTCATGGATGCAAATCTGTCAGCTTCAGAAAAGTCTTGGTTAGATACAGCAACAACCCTTTCTCCTAAGTTGAATGATTTAGCTGTAATTACATCTTCTATCTTAAAGCTCTCTACGCCATTACCAAAAGTGTAGCAGTTAGCATTGGCTATTGTAACATTAAGAGGTGTAGCTGGTACAGTGGAAAGGTCTTGATTTTGATCATTTAATGATGTTCCTGAAATGTGGTTTCCCCCAACTATATCAAATGCTTCTGATGTGTCATAAAAAAAGTTAGGGTCCGCATCTCCAGGCTCAGTTTCAAAAACAAACAAACCTCCAGCCCTTGTGATTTCAATCGTTGTTGAAGATTTACCTCTTGGAGAAATACTTCCTAATCCAAACCCTCCCTGTGGAATACTACCTCCGTTTGCTAAAAACAAATTGCCACTGCCTGGTGCTCTCCAAAGAAAAAGTCTTGTTTCAAAACAGTTAAATGGCACGTTGGTATAAGGTGTAGGGTCATTATATATTTGGTTAAAATATTGAACAGCGCTTGTTTGGGGACTACCAAAAGTATCGCCAGTTGTTAAATCTATTTGCTCTCCATTAAAAAAGTCAAGGAAGTTAGCGTAATCTTGAGAAGCTACAAATGTCTCATCAAAAAGATATTGAACTTGTGGAAAACTAATTCTGTAATTGTTTATCCTTATTTTAACAGTGCTTCCAGCTGGCAAGTCAATATCAATATTAGTACCTGGGTTAGCGGGGTCATCCATATAAAGAGGATACAATACAAGTTGTTTATCGCATTGAGAATCAGCAGGTGGAAAACCTGGATTTAATTCTACACCATAATTTATTTCAGAATTTGGAACCTCTTCTACACTAAATCCACTCGGCTTTATAAGCATGTAAACTCCTGGTAAACTGTCATTGTTCCCTGGTATATCACCTTTTGAAAACGACTTAACCTCCAGCACGGTACATTTTACCTCTGCATTTAAAGCCCCTTCGCTGTCTGACTTTACAATTAACACATCTCCAGCTTTTATAAAAGATGTTGCATCAGCTTCTAACTTAAAATAATAAACAAGAGGATTGTTAGAGTCAAAATAAAATTTATTTACTATAATCGTATTATAGTCACCCTTGGATGGCTTAACTACGAACTTATATTTTTTAGCCCAATAAGGAGGTGGGTTTTCGAGAGTAACTCTTATATTGTTTTTAAATACGCTTTTGTCAGGATTAAAAAATACAGTATTGTTTTTAGACACCTGAACAGTAGACGCTCTGGCATACTCATCCATATAAACTACACCCACCTCATAGTTTCTATTACTATGAAGACTAAGACTATCCTCTACTTCTACAAAGCCACCAAAAGTTGAAAAGGGTAGTATATCAAAGTATTCCCACTGATCACTAACATCTCCAGAAACAGGATCTGTATAGTGATATTGCACAGCAGGTATTGATAGACCAAATGACGTTCCCCCAATAACACCATATCCAAAACCTTGCTGAATACAGTTAGCAACAACAGTTGGGTTTCCACAGTTTGTACCTATAGCTGAGTTTACAAAAAGCATATTGCTACCAGTCAATGGGCTTGTAATAGACGCATTAAATCGGTCAGTCAATGTAGCCCCCTCGTCTGCGGTAGCCACAGGCTGATAGTTTCCAGCCGAGTTGGTGCCTATAGCCTCCTTAAACTCATTGCTGTTTAGCATGCTACTTACAGTTGCATAAGACTGATTTGCTGTAAAACTAAAAGCTATATTGTAAGATGCGCCATTATTTGTTTGATATGTTGGGTCAAACTCAGGACCAGATCCTTGAGTTGCTATGTTTGATGATGATACAATCTTAATAGTAAAAGAAAAGGTTGTCCCTGGGGCTATAGGAGCAGGCACCGATGACAAGTCAAAAATAACAGCTCCTTGAGAGTTAGACTGAGTCGGCAACGTTGGGTTTACGTCATAAAGAGTAGTTCCGTTTGTAGGTGAAGGAAGCTCCGTTCCAGCTACAGATTGGCTGATGGGTTCGCAAGAATAATTCATTTGTATTGGAACGCCTGGCGAACTATCTATATCAAACTGATCAACATAGTTTCCATACATTAATCTGTTACCCTGTATTGTTTGAGCCTTCGCTTTATGAGGTACGTTGTCATAAAGACGTAGAAGTTCGTCTGAACCAAGAACAGTATATATTTTAGAATTATCAAAAGTAATACTTTGAGTTTCATTATTTCCCCAGCCATAGTCTGCCTTTTTAAATCTTTCTATGACATATATTTGATTAGATGTACTTTCTTTGTATAGCACGTCAACTTGGACAACCCTCTTAGATCCAGTAGAAAAACTGACAATAGCGGCATTATTTCTATTTACCATGCCCGCATTGGTGTAATTATTTACATTCAACCTAAAAGTGCTCGGTTGAAAAGCTGGCTGGGTAAACAAAGATGTAGCACTATATTCTCCGTCTTGATACCTGTATCTATATGCAAAAGATATAAACCTGTCTTTCATATAGTTTTCATCCCCAGCTAAACTTGTGAGGGCTACCAGTGGAGCTGTTAAGGGTGCATATCCACCAACAGAGTCCTCAAAGCCTGGTGGCTTTTTTATGACGTTAATATCTTCGTCATCTATACCATCAACTCCCAGTGCGGGATCAGGATAGTTTCTTGTTACATTTATTACTCGTGGAGGATTCTTATCGTCTGTAAAAAACAAAAGATTGTCAATCTTATCAACTCCTGTTATTAAAAACTTTGGGTCAAAGTTTAATACAGTTTCAGATAAAACATGATAAGTAAGAATGTTGGTCCTCATGTTAAGAGAAACAATCATATCAATCTTTCCAGACGGATGTGCTGGATCGTGAACAAACCAGTATATGGTTTCATTTATACCATCCTCGTAGGCCCCTATGCATAAAGCCTGTAAGCTTAAACCTATACCTTCGTATGTAAGAGTAGAAAGTCTTGAGTTGCCTTTAGAATTTTCAACAGCTCCTATTTCGGATTGCTCTGTTGATCCAAGCCTAACATTCCTTGCGTCAACATATTCACCAGGGGGCAAGAGTCGTTCATCAACGCTCTTGTTCATTTTACCTCCTACAAAAGTTGTTCTTAAATTTTGACTCATTCTACTTTAACCATTTATCTTGCCCTCTTAAATTCATTAAGAGTCTGCCTGGGTGTATGTTACTTAGTCTTAGTTTTGCATTTCTCAAAAGAGATGACTTATCTTTTCTCGCTCTATTGACCTGATATTCAGGTACATTGAAACGTGTGTTTAATATAGCATATTTTATGTAAGCATACAAGTATTCTTCAAACATTTTGTGTACACCTATTTTACTTTGTTTAACATCAGGTATAGGAGGTTCTGCACTTCCAGGTACACCAGGAACGTGCTCATACTCAGCCATACCATCAGACACATATTCTAAAACTACAAACTTTCCTTCAAGTCCAGAACTAAAGTTTATAACTCCACCCATTCTATCGATGCTAAATGTAGGGTTTTGATTAGCTGTTTCTGTATTTAAACCATATCTTGCTCCAATACCAAAATCAAAATACCAGCAACCATCAACACAATAACCAAGCTGTCCGTTGTAGGGACTTCCTTGATTAAGATATATGCTTGGCTTTGTACCAGCTATTCTATCTATATCTATTTTGGATTTGTTTGGTTTTAAAACATTTCCATCTATATCGAAAAGTATTTTGTATTGATTATCTTGTAAATATGCAGAGCTGTAGTTAGTCTGTATATTTTCAGTAAGAGGTATTAATACTTGACCATCTGTATACTGAGATATTCTCACCCAGTTTACATAGTCTTGAGGAAGAATAAACCTTAGCTGATCATCTACTTGAAGCATTAATATTTTTATTTGCTTCATAGCATCGTAGTTCAACTCTTGTATACCACGCTTAGCGTGAAATAAAACCTGATACCTATTAATGTTGTTTATCAATTCATGGTTTCCTTGGTAAATCAACATAAAGTTATTGACTATATCTTCTAAAGAAACATACTGATATGAACCCCAGTTCTGGTCTTCAGGAACTACTCCTCCGTTTTCGTAATATTGATAATCTGTTATATATGACATATTAGCTTGTTTCTTGTGTATCTAACGACTCTTCTTTTGAACCAAAGTTGTAAACATCTGGCTCTCTAATTTCTATTCCTATGTACTGACATATCTTAGCTATAAGACTTGGCTCATCAGAAGGTGGCAACTCAAAGTCTTGAAAGTCTGGCTGAGTAGGATCATACAAAGGTTCCTCTGGGAACGCTGTACCACCGCCACCAAGATTGACATAAGTCCATTTAGGGTCCTTTGGGTATCTTATATAATTAACCTGAATATCTCCAAATTGATCTATAGATTCTGGGTAAACAGTTATAACTTCTTGACCAACATTCGAGAAGTCTCCCTTCACATAAGCAGGGTACTGCTTTGAAGGTGCTGTTAAGTTAGAGCTCGTTAGGTTAAATATTTTATTTTGAGTAACCTTCTCTACATCCACAATATTTGTATTACTATAAACCACAGCTCTATCTCCAGCGGTTTGAAATATATCAGCTGACAAAGCCAAAGTGTTGGCGTTTAAAACCTGAAGAACTCTTGCTTGAGCAAGTGTTGTAGTGTTTACAATAATACTGTTTACTCGTGGAAAAGTTTGACTTGTTGGTATGGTTTGGAATATAGCATTTGTTGCTACAAACTGATTAGCTACAACAGCTGAAGCTGTATCAATAAGAATCTTTGATGGATAGTAATAAACTTTATCAATCAAATAATAGTCAGTAGGTAAACCAAATTGATTACTGGTAGAAATACCTCCAAAAACTATAGGGTTGTATTGAGTTAAAAACGCCTGTTCGGAAAAAGATTCTATTACTTCAGCCAATCCTTTAACTATATCAGCATAACCTTTACCAGAGCTCCTTTGGTTTTCTCTATTTATCCAATTGTTATACGCATAGAAATAATCCTCAAACATATCCATCTGAGCTTGCTTAGCGTAGAGGTTAAAATCTTGAGGAGATATGTATCCGTAATTATTTTTATTAGCGATAGCTAATACTGTGTTTCTAACCGAGTTAATCATGATTACAAAGATAGCAAAAAAAAAGAGGTCCTATTTTTTTTAGAACCTCTCTTAATTATATACTTAAATACTTACGAAGTGATAGAGAAGTAGAAGAAGTCTCTTCCTCCATATACACTTGCATTGGTAGCAGCATCGTAAGGGTTTGCGATTCCTGGTACTTTGTAATCTAAGTCAGTCCACTCTGTTTTTAGAGAACCTACAATAGCATCACTAATACCTTGACTAACAGCTTCATCACCTGTAGCTGTGTCAGTGTGAATGTATCTTACTGATACAACCTCTCCAGTAGCTCCAGCCATAGTAACTAAAGATGTAGACTCTAAAGCGTCTGTAGAATCGTTCACTACGTTAGCCACACCAGCAGAAGGGATGATCATTTCAAAGTCATCAGCACCTGCTCTGTATACAACATAAACGTCACCACCAACAAAGATGTCAGCATCAACTTTTAATGAATCGTTAGGGTTTGTGTTAGTAGCAAAACCTGTTACAGTAGCAATAGCAGCTCCTGTTATGTCTCTAACAATATCACCTTCTCTTACTCCTGAAGCTACAAAGTTTTTAGTAGTATCTACTAATTGATCCGCTGTAGTTCCATCTGCAGTACCACCTACAACAATAGTGTCGAAAGGCATGTAGATTTCATAAGTCTTACCATTACCTATACCACCACCTTGAGTAGCAGTTACACCCATAGCAACTAAAGTTAACTGAGTGTCTGAATCAACAGAAGCAACGTAGTAAAACTCACCATCTGCAGTGTTATAAACAAAAGCGTTAGCTAAAACGCTTGATAAAAAGGTAGCAGTTGCGTCTGTTAAAGTAAGACCAGCACTACCATCAGCCGAGGATGTTCCTGAAGCAGCTAACCTAAGAACATCAAATTTTAAATATTTTTCCATTTTTATATACATATTTATGCAATCGTTATCGATGTCATAGGGTTATTAAATGTTTGAGTTGCACCATCAT